GCGTGCTGGCGGACTTGATGGGCATGCCGGAGCGGACGTTGCGGTCCTATACTGGCGTCGATCGTCGGTTGCCCGACCATGTGCTGATCGAGGCGGCACAGGCGCTTGAGGCGCGTTGTGCCGCAATTTCGGCACAGGCCGATAAGTTGCGCGCGCTGGCCGAGGCGAGGCCTGCATGATCGAATCGCCCTTCGATATTTGCGCATGTGGATGTGATCGTGAAGATCACGATAGGTCTGGCTGTCGTGAACCTCATGCCCCGTCGCGTTGCACTGCCTTTCGTTTGTGCGCGACGGCGGACGAAATTCAGCAGGGTTATGACGAGTGGTCGTCCCAGCATTGTGAGCGCGAGGTATGAGCGTTTCCGGCGCATCCCTCATGGCGTTTGTCGGGCCGAAGGCGGAGGCCTTCGTCAACGACCAGCGATTGCTGACGGCGATCATGGGGCCGTATGGATCGGCGAAGACGACAAGCTGCATCCGCAAGATCGTGCAGTCGGCGATGTGGCAGAGCCCCGGCCCTGACAAGGTTAGGCGCGTGCGCTGGTGCGTGGTGCGCGACACCTATGCCCAGCTCGAAACCAACGTGATGAATTCGTGGTTCACGTGGTTCCCCAAGACGAAGGACAATTGGAACGGGCGCGAGATGTGCCACCGGTTGCGCTTCGACGTGATGATCGGCGACGATCCCAATCCGCAGCCGATCGAAATCGAAATGTATTTCCGCGCGATGGGCGACCAGAAAGCGGAGGATGTCCTTAAGGGGCTGGAGCTGACCGGCTTGTGGCTGAACGAGGCGGATACGCTCGACATGAGCGTGTTCCTGTTCGGCTTCCCACGCACGGGCCGCTATCCCTCGGCGAAGGATGGCGGGTGCCAGTGGCGCGGCGTGATCTGCGATTTTAACGCGCCCGACATCGACAATTGGGTCTATGACCTGTTGGTCGAGGGCAAGCTCGGCCTGACGCCAGAGCAAGAAGACGAATTGCGCAAGGCGCTGGGCGTGCGCTTCGGCATCGGCTTTTATCAGCAGCCCGGCGGTCTGTCGCCCGATGCCGAGAACAAGCATAACCTGCCCGAAGGATATTATGAGGGGCTGGCCTTCGCCTTTGCCAGCAAGCCCAACCACCTTCGCCGCTTCGTCCACAATCAGTTTGGTGCGGTGTTCAACGGCCAGCCGGTCTTCCCCGAATTCAATCGCGAGATGCATGTTGCGCGCGAGCGGATCATGCCCGACCGCGCTTATCCGATCCACGGCGGGCTCGATGGCGGTCGTACCCCTGCGGCGATTTTTTGGCAGTTGATCGAAGATCAATTCCGCATCCTCGACGAACTGGTGATTTACGATCCGGGCAAGACCGAGGAATTGAAGCGGCTCGGGCCGGATGCGTTTGCCGAGCTGGCGCGCGATTTTGTTGCCGAGCGCTATCCAAGCAATCGTGTCGGGACGATCTTCTACGACCCGGCGATTGACTTTGGCGAGGATGAGGAAGCCGAGGACTGGCTGCGATTCTTCCGCAAATATTTCAAAGGCGCGAAATTCCGACCGGGCGGAAAGGCGGGTAACCGGATCGAACCACGGCTCAAGTCGGTGCGCGACCGACTGATCAAGAGTCCTGGCGGACGCCCTGGCTTGCTGGTCAGTCCGACCGCGCGCGTGGTGATCCGCGCCTTCTCGGCAGGATATGTGATCGAGCGCGTCAAGACGTCGAATGGCATTGGCCGGTTCCGCGACAAGCCGAGCAAGAACGATTTCAGTCACGTCATGGACGCCACGCAATACGGCTCGCTGGGGGCCGAGACGCGCGCCGCGATCCTTGATGACCTCGACGATCGCGACCGCCATCGCGTCGTCGGGAAGGTGAAGCGTGGCGGCTATGCAGGGATGGTACGATAATGGCGGCGGCACTTCCTCTCGTTTTTGGCGTGGCAGGTCTTGCGGCAAGTAAATTGCTATCGAAACCCGCATCTGCGCCGGTCGCGCAACCCGTTCCCACCCGCAATCTGGCGGCGGAAGCTGCGGCAAAAAGCGATCAAGTGGCGAAGCGGCGCGGTATCGCCGCCAATCTTATCCTTGGTGCCGGCGGGGCTGAAAGCAGCGCTGGAAAAACCTCGCTCGGCACGTGAGCGCAATTTTCATGATGGGAGACTGATTATGGCGACGAAGGCAGGAAAGGTGGTTGTGGCCACAGCAGATGCGGCGACATCCGATACGACGAGCGTAGAAGGCGCGACGGTTGATACGTCTTCACCTGATGTGACCGGTGACACGTCCGCTTCAGGAGAAGGTGCGGCCTCTCCGAAAATTACATCTGATCCGGCTGTTCCGATCGATGCGATCATCACGGCTTTGTTGGGCAGTGGTGAATTTTCCGTCGCGATCCGTATGGTGGCAGATGAACATCTGGCGCAAGCTCTGCCGGATCTGATGCGTGAAGCCATGTCCGTAATCTCCATTTCGGGCGACGATCCATTGAAGGCACTGCCGTCGCCGAACATTGTGGATGATGCGCAGGTTGCCGCAAACCTTGCCGCGCAAGAACAGGAGCGAGCGCAGGCGCGCGAAAAAGCTGAGGAAGTGGCCCGCAATAATTTCTCCGCCTTTTTCGATGGTGTCACGGAACCGAATCGCCTCAACCTTTCAACCATCGAAAGTGCGCGGTTGTTGATCGACAATAGCGCGGCCTTCTCGATCGATTTTTCGGAATTGATTCCGATCGATCATTTGTCGCTTCAGGGTGAAGATGTGCTGTTGACGCACCCGGCAATCCAGATCGGCGACGGCATGGCAGAATCCTTCACCGTAAAGGGCGTGGTGCTGATGCTGCAAAGTGTTGAGGGCTTCATCGCGCTGCGGTGCCCGCTGCCGCATGACCTTGTGGTCGGCGGTGGCCTAACCGCGCAGCTCAGCGAGAACAGCTTGCTGTTTCGCGCCGCGCGCTGATCGTCAATCGGGGGAGGAACCATGCTTGATGTGAACGAGGTGCTGCAAGCGCAAAGCCGAATGGAGGTAGCCCGTTCGGCATTCGAGCGCCAATGGCAAGAAGCGGCTGAGCTGTTTCTCCCCCGCCAGGCTGATTTCGACAATGCCTATCGCACGCAGGGCGAGGATCGATCCAACCGCATCTTCGATAGCCACGGCGTTCTGGCGGCAGACGATGGCACGGCGGTGTTCGAGGGCTATGTCATGCCCAAGGGGTCGCTGTGGCAATTGTTGACAGTGCCGATCGACCGGCCAGAATTAGCGAAGTTGCAGCATGTGCGCGAATGGTTCGAGGCAAAGACCAAGCGGCTGCACATGCTCCGCAACAATGCGGCATCCGGCTTTGCCCAAGAATCGAACGAAAGCGCGGCCTCGCTCATGGTGTTCGGTAACCAGTCGATGGAAGTCGAACATCTGCGCGATCCGATGCTCAACCGCCCGGTTGGCCTGCGCTATCGTAGCGAACATATCGGGCGTGTCTATTTCGAGGAAGATTGGCAGGGCTTGCCTTCTCGGCGGCACGTAAAATTCCGCATGACGGCATCATCTGCGCTGGGGCGGTTTAAGGCTGGTCTGGAGCGTGCGCCGCAAGTAATGGCGGCGGCGCGCGACCCCAAGCGGGCGCATGACGAATTCGAATTTCTGCGCGTCATCGTGCCCAACCAGAATGTTGATCCGTCGCGGCTGGATGCATATGGAAAACCGTGGCTATGCGGATTCCTGTCGCGTTCTGACAAGGAATTCGTCGAGTTTGGCGGATATCGCGCGGCTCCGCTGACATGTTCACGCTTCCAGAAATCCTCCAGCGAAACCTATGGACGTGGGCCCGGCGTGAATATTCTGCCTGACATCAAGGCAGCGCAGGCAATCATGATCGATTTGATGGTAGCGGCGGAATTGGGATTGCGCCCTCCGCTCGGCGCTCCCGACGACGCAACCGATACGCTGATTAATTATGGCGCAGGTGAGGTTACCTATGGCGCGATCGATTCGCGCGGTAATCGTCTGATCCAGGAACTCATCAAGGTTGGCGATGCGCGTGGCGCGGAAGCCGTGCAGGCTGTCATTTACGACCATATTGATCGCGCCTTTTTTCGGCATTTGCTGTTCACCAATCAGGACATGAAAAGCCATGTTACCGATGGGCAGCTTTACCAGCGCACACAGGAAAAGGGCGTGTTGCTATCGCCCCTGTCGCGGCAAGAAACCGAGTGGTTCACGCCGCAGCTCGACCGTGAAATCGACCTGATGGCGCAAATGGGCGATTTTGACGACATGCCGCATGAAGTCGCTGAATCGGGAGGTACGAAGGGCGTGGTGTATGATAACCCGCTCAACCGGGCCTTGCGGGCCGAGCAGGCGGGTGGATATTTTCGCGCGCTCGACAAGGTCGTGTCGGTTGCGCAGTACGACCCGACCGCGCTGAAAACCTTTTTCCGCGAATATCCGCTGGAAAAGGCGATCCGGGGCATTGGCGATATCGAGGCGATACCGGCGAGCTGGGCCGCGACCGATGCCGAAAAGCGCGCGTTCGATGCTGCCGAAGCCAAGCAAAAGCAGATGCAGGAAATCCAGAGCCTGGCCGACACCGCAGAGCCGGTGGCACGCGCAGCCAAGGACTTTGGACAGGCGACCGCCAATGCGGGTTAGTGGACCTATCGCGGATTTGGTCGGCCTTGCTGCACGATCGCGTGCGGACACGCTGCGCTCGATCCGATCCCTGGTCGATCCGAACCGGGATGCGCGCGAACTGTTTCTCGGCGAGGATGGTGAATTGAAGCCAGCCGCCAAGAGGCTGTTCGCTCGCCTCGCCAAGGAAGCCCGGATCAATGACCTCGCTTTCGAGCCGGATGCGCGGATGCAGGATCATCTGCTCGGGCGGCAATTTATCGTGCGGTTTCTTGGCGCAATGCTGCGTCTCGACACGGCGCGACTTGAACACCTTCAACGGCAAATGGGAGACGAACGGTGAGCGACGGCGAACAGGGCATAGATGCAGGCGGGGGTATGGAACAGGCGAGCGGGCAGACCGGCGCGGGCGCGATCGCCGCGAGCGGCGCCAGCGAGGCGAGTTGGCGCGATGCGCTGCCTGAGACACTGCGCGGCGACCCCAGCCTTGCCAATTTCGGCGATATCAGCGCGTTGGCGCAGGGATACATCGAAACCAAGCGTGCGGCCACATCGCGCGTGCCTGATTTCAGCAGCGAGGCGGGCCTTAAATCTTTTGCCGATGCAGTGCGCCCGGCCGATGCAGCAGCCTATGATATCCCGGTTCCGGAAGGTGAGGCTTCGCCGCTGGCGGACAATTTCCGCCAGTTCGCGCACCAGACGGGTATGCCCCCCGCCTGGGCCAAGGCAACCGCAGAATTTTTCAATGCGCAGAGCGCGGCGATGGCGGAAGCTGAAACCGCCGCGAGCGTGAAGGAAGTTGATTCTCTCAAGGGACAGATGGGTGCCGGGCCATTTGGCGCGAAGCTGGAAGCAGTGCAGCGCATGTTGCCGCAATTGGGCGTGCAACTGGCCGATGAAGATTTGGCGAGGCTCGATGCCAAAATCGGGAGCGGTAACCTATTGAAGTTTATGTTCGCCATTCACGATCGTGTGGGTGACCCTGGCGTGGTGGAAGGGGACGGCGTGCGTGATGATAAGTCCGCTAATTTCGCGCTGACGCCAGACCGGGCCAAGGCTGAATGGGATGCCAAGCAAAAGAATGCCGATTGGCGTAAGGCGGCGAAGGTCGAGGGATCGCCCGAGAATCGCGAATTCAAGCGCCTGCAAGGGTTGATTACTGCCGGGCGGGCCAATCCGCGAAAATAGGCACGGCATAATCCGACTTGACAAAATACTACTCTCTGTAGCTTTACTATGGGACCGGTTCGGGGAGAATCGGTCCCTTTTGTTCACCCCGAGCAACCGTCCTGACTTCCCGCGTGGCCGACGCGGACCCGGATGCAGACCCGCGAAAGCAGCGGGCGGCGACACGGGACGGCCCCGTGCAGAGCGGACCCGGCCTGATCGGCCCGTCTTCCCGCTCGAAAATCATCACTGGTTTTTGAGCATATGGAGGGCCGCATGGCGGACAATTATCTCAACACGGCAGCTACCGTCAGTTTTGAAATGGCGGTTGAATTCCAGCTTAACGACTTGCGCGAAGATTTCGAAACGCTCTGCAACTTCAAGGGCGGCGTAACGGGCGAAAAGATCGAAATTACCGACCGGTTTAGCGATCTTGTGCCGCGCAAGGTTAAAGAGCGTTTGGGCAAGACCGAATTGCAGGATTCGGCCATCGAACGTCGCTGGATTCACAAACAGGATCGCATCCAGGTGGCGACCGCGCTCGATCCCGACGATCAGATGGCGACCGAGATTCCGCTGGATAGCCCGCTGGCTATGGGCGTCGCGCGCGGCATCAAGATTGGTCGGCAGGATGAATTCCTGATCGGTTTTCACGGCAATGCCTATGTCGGCAAGGAAGGCACCACCGCGGTTCCGTTCAGTTCGGCCAATGTGTTTGCGGCGGATTATGGCGAGACAGCTAGCCAGTATAAAGGGCTTACACTCAACAAGCTGCGCGGCGTTCGCAAGCGTGCGCGCAAGCTGCTGATCGACCCGCGCGACCCCGCCAACAAGCTGCATATGATGATTACGGCGGACGAAATCGAGGATCTGCTGTCGATCAACGAATATATCAGCAAGGATTACAATCCGGACAGCCAGGTGCGCAAGCCGATGTCGGCGGGTGCGCAACAGGCGTTGCAGGACGGTGAACCGACAGATTTCCTTGGTATTATCTTCGAGCCTTGGGAAATCAACAACAGCAGGGCCTTTCCGGTCGGATCATCGCTATCAGTCAACGCATCGGGGTACAATCGCCTGCCGGTATGGGTGCCGAGCGGCATGGCCGGGCGCCAATGGATGTTGGTCGAATCGCATCGCGACCAGCGGCCCGACCTGAACCATGCCTGGCAGTTCACCGGCTACACCAACGTCCGCTATTCGCGCATCCATGAAGACAAGTGCTTCATCATCGAATGCGCCCCCTGAGCCTGATGGGCGGGGCGCAAGCCCTGCCCATCTGCTCCAGTCAACACGGAAAGGAACAGGAACATGGGTTATGGAAATATTCGTACCGGCGTTATCGATGGAACGCTGCCTACGCCACTCAAGCTGGCCGGGGCGCACAACAACGCCCCTGTCCGATCATTTACCGAAATTTTCGATCTGTCGAAAACTAATGTCGATAAGGTCGCAGGTACATCCAACGTCATCGCCGATATTCCGGATGGTCATGCTATCCAGTCCATTATTGTGCGATCAACGGTATCGCTTACGACCACCCAGCTTTCCTTTGGCAGCGCGACGTCCTTGGCGGCGATCGGCGCGGCGAAGGCATATGGCACCACCCCGGAATTGTCCGTGGAATATCTCAACACGAGCTACAAAGGGCGTCAACTTACCGCAGTTTCGCGTATTTTTATGACGGCTACGGTTGCTGATCTCCCTTCGACTGGGACGATCGTCGTTGAAATCCGGACCTCGGCGCGGGGCTGATCGCTCACACGCCAAGGCGTCGCCTGGCGCACCATAGACCGGGGGGTTTGGTGGTGCGCCGGGCGGCATACCTTTTTCCCGGAGCGTTTACCGATGGCCCTTGCACCCGTGGCGACCGATGCAAAGCATATTGCGAACAAGGCGCTGATCCTGCTCGGATCGGGCAAACGCGTCGAGACATTCGATGATCGCGATTCGACGGATACATCGGACCTGATCGCCTTATGGGATATTGCGCGTCGCGCGGCGATCGTGCTGCATCCTTTCAATTTCGCCCTTGCTCGTACAGCGATCGACCGCGACCCTGGCCCGCCGCGCACGCGCGGCCCGCTCTATAGCTACACCAAGCCTATCACCTGCCTGCGCTGGTTGCCGTGGAGCCGTGAGGATGATCTGTTCTTCGATGCGGTCGAGGAAGGCGGCAAGCTGCTATGCGACGAAGAAGGGCCCATCGTGATGCGCTTCTTGCGCGACGTGACCGAAACATCGGCATGGTCGCCAATGTTTGTTGATGTGATGGCCTATACGCTGGCGATCGAATACTGCCAGGCCAAGACGCAATTGCTGGGCCTGCGTGACCGGCTGACCAATGAGCGCGGCGAGAAGCTGAGCGAGGCCAAGCGCATCGATGGGCTGGCCAGCCCGAACCGGCGCGCGTCGCCTTCGATCGTACATTCTCGCTGGGCGGGCGCACGCTTCGCCCGCAACGGATATCGGCATTAAACGATGGCGGTTGTTACCCCACCCCTGACCAGCTTTAACGCTGGAGAGATTTCGCAGCGGCTTTGGCAGCGCTTCGACCAAAATATCCGTTCGATCGGCGTCAAGCGCATGAATGGCTGGTTACCGTTGTTGCAGGGGCCAGCGGAGGCCTGCCCTGGCACGATCTTCGTAGCCCGTGCCAAGGGGCCATTCCGCGCGATCCCCTATGAATTTAATGTCACGCAAAGCTATCTGGTTGAAGCAGGCGATAGCTATCTGCGCTTTTACACCAATGATGTGCGGATCGAGACCACGCCGGGATTGGCCTATGAAATTGCCTCTCCGTGGTCGATCGATCAGGTGCGGCGACTTTATTACCACCAATCGTTCGACGTGCTATATTGTGCAGTGCGTGAGGTGCCGTTGCAGATTTTGCATCGTACCAGCGCCGATACATTCGCGATCAGCGCCTATAATCTGCGCAACGGTCCATTCGAAGCGCGCAATGCCGACCAAAGCCTGACGGTGACGCCATCGGGTACGACAGGTTCGATCACGGTGACGGCCAGCGACGATTTGTTCGAAGCGGGTGATATCGGCGGTTTGATGGAAATTGAGGGTGGTGATTTTTCGGGCATCCCCGCATGGGAAGCGGGCATTGCTGTCACCACTGGAAGCTATTGCCAGAGCAATGGCAACGTCTATCAAAAGACGGGAGGCGAGGCACGAACGGGCACCTCCGCACCGATCCATGTCGAGGGCACCGAATATGACGGACTGCGCGGCAAGGACATTAACGACAAGGGACCTTAT